GAGCGGAGAAGAAGATAAAGAGTTTGAAGATTTAAATACTATAATAGAGCCACGATGGTGGTATGTAACTAAAAGATAAATTATGAAATTTATAAATATATTAGAAGTTTTAGAGCAAGAACTGGAAAGACGAATTGAAAGGTCAAAAGAAAACTATAATCTTTTTTGTGAGCAAGAGAAAATTAACAAAAAGCTAAAAGCGGAAAACGAAATGTTAAGAAAAGATTTAGCAGAATTAAGTAAAGAACATTTTAAAAAATAAACAATGGCAAAAAGAAAAGCAAAAGGTTTAGGTGACACAATCGAACAAATCACGGAAGCCACAGGAATCAAAAAGTTAGTAGAGTTTGTAGCAGGTGAGGACTGCGGATGCGAAGAGCGTAAGAAGAAGCTCAACGAATTATTCCCTTACCGAAACACGAACTGCTTAACGGAAGAAGAATACCAATGGTTAACTGAAACCAACGTACTCACTCAGGAAACATTCAAACCAAGCGAGCAAACTAAACTCATCGCAATTTACAACCGTGTCTTTAACTTACGTCAAGAGCCTACTTCTTGTGCTTCTTGTTTCCGTGAGATTGTATTGAAGATGCAAAAGGTATTTGAAGAGTACAAAGGATGAGATACTACATATTAGACTATGGCAAAGATTTGATTGAGTATGCCCACTCTTTATCCGAGAGGATACGAAAAGACGGACACCACTTAATCGAATACTTTACAGATGCCGATGGTTTAATGTGCTTAGAAGAACTAACAGAAGACGAATTTTTAGACCACTTTAAAAAAATAAAAGATGCCTATACCGACTCCACTTCCAAAGGAGCAGAATAACGAGTTTATTCAAAGATGTATGATGGATGACACAATGTCAAGAGAGTACAGAGACATTGACCAACGCTACGCAATATGCAGAGAACAACTAACAAAACACGAACAAAATGCAAGTAAGCAAAGTAAAAATATCAGAGGTAAAAAATAACCCGAAGAACCCACGACTAATTAAAGACGATAAGTTCAAGAAGTTAGTCAAATCAATACAAGAGTTTCCGCAGATGTTAGAGCTACGACCTATTGTAGTGGATGAGAACAACATTGTACTTGGTGGGAATATGCGTTTAAAAGCGTGTAAGGAAGCAGGTATGAAAGAGGTGTATATTGTGAAGGCTGAGAACCTAACCGAGCAACAGAAAGACGAATTTATTGTAAAAGATAACGTAGGCTTTGGAGAATGGGATTGGGATATGTTAGCTAATGAATGGGATACCGAAAAGTTAAATGATTGGGGTTTAGATTTACCCGTTGATTTAAGCGTTCAAGAAGAACTCGAAGCTGAGGAGGATGATTACGAAATACCTAACGAAATAAACACGGACATCGTATTAGGAGATTTATTTGAAATAGGCGAACACCGTTTACTTTGTGGGGATAGTACGGATAGCGACCAAGTAGCTAAGTTAATGAATGGAGAAAAGGCTGATATGGTATTTACCGACCCTCCTTATTTAATGGATTTTACAGGAGGTATTCACGCAGATGGGAGTAAAAGTTTTAATTCTAAACACGGAGTAATTAAAAACGATAAAATGTCAAAAGAAGATGGGGATGATTTTTTAGATGCAATTAATGCCAATATACAACTATTTGTAAATGGTGCTTTTTATATTTGCTTTTATCGATTAAAATTAGGTGAATACTTTGAGAGTTTAAAAAGAACAGGATTAGAAGTAAGAGCATTAATCACTTGGAACAAAGGAAATCACACTTTAAGTAACTCAGATTATATGTCTAAATGCGAACATATATTTTATGGATGGGTAAAAGAACATAATTTTTATGGTGGCAATAATGGAATGGATATTTGGGATATTCCAAGAACACAAAAAAACGAATTACATCCAACTATGAAACCAATTCCTTTATGCGAGAAAGCAATATCAGATGCGAGTAAAGCAGAAGATAAAGTTTTAGATTTATTTTTAGGTTCAGGTTCTACAATGGTAGCAGCACACCAACTTAAACGCAAATGTTACGGTATGGAATTAGACTCGAAGTATTGCCAAGTTATTTTAGAACGAATGATTAAATTAGACCCAACTTTAAAAGTAAAGAAAAATGGAGAAGATTATACATTGTCAGTTTAATGGAAAGGATGGTTTTCAATATGCAGACGGAGGTAAATGTTTTACTTACAACAGAAACGAAAAATCTAAAAGACGTGCTTATGTTTTAGCCACTGAACAAATGATTAAAGCAGAACACGATAAAGATAAGTAACACCGAAAAAACACCGAAATGGCAAATGAAGATAATTTAAAGCCCGCTTGGAATAAAGGTCAAAGCGGAAACCCTAACGGCAGACCAAAAGGTGCAAAGAACCGAAGCACGATAGCACGTCAATGGTTAGAGGTAAATCAAAACCTTAAGAACCCTTTGACTGGAGAAACTGAAACGATGTCTCAAGAGGACTTAATGACCTTAGCTTTAATTAAAAAAGCACGTGAGGGAGATGTTGCAGCTTACAAGGCTTTGATGGATTCAGGTTACGGAGCTCCAGTTCAGCAGATAGAGCAAACAATTTTAGAACAACCACTATTCCCTGATGTTCAAGAGAACGACATCAATAAATAAAATACTCAGCTTAAAGAAGCGAGTTAAAATCATTCAGGGTGGTACTTCGGCAGGTAAGACATTCGGTATACTACCTATTTTGATTGACAAGGCAATACGCTATCCAAACACGGAGATAAGTATAGTAGCAGAATCAATACCTCACTTACGTAGAGGTGCTTTAAAAGACTTCCTAAAAATAATGAAATGGACTAACCGCTACATAGACGAGCAGTTCAATAAATCGTTACTTACCTACCAATTTAAAAACGGAAGTGTAATTGAGTTCTTTAGTGCAGACGATTCAAGCAAACTTAGAGGAGCAAGGAGAGACGTCCTGTACATAAACGAGTGCAACAACGTAACCTTTGATGCTTACTTAGAGCTTTCCATTCGTACAAAGAAAGAGATTTACTTAGACTTCAACCCTGCAAATGAGTTTTGGGTTCACACCGAACTAAAAGACGAACCTGACGCAGATTTCATTATCCTTACCTACAAAGACAACGAGGCGTTAGATGAATCCATAGTACGTCAGATAGAAAAGAACCGAGACAAGGCGGCTACGTCTAACTATTGGGCAAACTGGTGGCGAGTTTACGGACTTGGAGAAGTTGGTATGCTTGAAGGAGTGATATTCGATAATTGGAAGGAGATAGACAAAGTTCCTGATGATGCAAGATTGGTAGGTATAGGACTTGACTTTGGATACACGAATGACCCTACTGCTGCTATTGAGGTTTATAATTGGAACGGAAAACGAATTGTAAACGAGATTGTTTACAGAACAGGAATGCTAAACTCCGACATCGCTAAGGTACTTCCGTCAAGCGTTACTATCTACGCTGATTCCTCAGAGCCTAAATCCATAGACGAGATACGTAGGTTTGGAAAGACAATTAAAGGCGTTACAAAGGGCAAGGATTCAATTAAATACGGGATTGATGTAATGCAACGACAGGAGTATTTGGTTACCAAGCAAAGCACAAACCTCATCAAGGAACTTAGAAGCTATTGTTGGGACGTAGATAAACACGGAGTAAGGCTAAATAACCCTGCAGGAGGAAACGACCACGCTATAGATGCACTTAGATACCACGAGATGGAGAATCTCGGCTTAAATTCAAACTATGGACAATACGCAATCCGATGAGTTGCCTAAAATGAAAGCAATAGTAGAGGAATATATCTACAAACGAACTGGTAAAAAGGTACATATTGTCTTTAACGATGTGTTCAGTATGCGTAAACATTCTCAAATGTTAGCACAAGCATACTCTTATGTCCTTGCTCAAGAATACAAAAACGATTAATTGACTTATAACAATATGGAAATCCAAGTAAAAGTACCTACCTCACTAAATGAAATCCCACTTAAACACTATGTGGACTTTCTAAACGTGCAGAAAGGTTCTAACGATGAGGAATTTATTGCTCAAAAAATGATTGAGATTTTCTGTGGTATCCGTTTAGCTGACGTTGCTAAGATTAAACTTACTTCGCTCAATGAAATGGTGCTACATTTTACAAACCTATTCTCTGCAAAGCCTGAGTTTAAGCAGACGTTTAAGATTGGTGATATTGAGTTTGGATTCATTCCTAATCTTGAGGAGATTTCTTTTGGTGAATATGTTGACTTAGAGAATCACTTGCAGAGTTGGGAAACGTATAACAAAGCTATGGCGGTTATGTACCGTCCTATAAAAACACGAAGTAAAGACAAGTACGAGCTCCACGAATACACACCAAGCAAAGACCATCAAGAGTTAATGCAGTTCGCTCCACTTGATGTTTGTATAGCAGCATCGGTTTTTTTTTACAATTTAGGAAGCGAGTTACTGACGGCTACCCTGAACTATTTGGAGAAGAACCTGAAGAAGGACAAGAACCTGTCAACGACTTTAGCGAAACAACTCAATTTGCCAAGCGATGGGGATGGTATCAGTCAATATATGGACTCGCTAAGGGAGACGTTACTAAGTTCGATGAGATTACCAAACTTAGACTTACTAAATGTCTTACCTATCTCACCTTCGAGAAGCAAAAAAACGAAATCGAAAGACGGCAACTTGAAAGACAATTAAGAAGATGACAGGATTTTACAAAGTATTAGAATTAATTAAATGGCATTTCGACAATGACCCTATCGTAAACACAACTACGGAAGGTGACATTTTTGAGGTGGACTTAAACAAGCAGACAATCTTTCCGCTTGTACACTTAATGACCAACAACGTATCTTTTGAGACTAACGTAGTACGCTACAATCTCTCGTTAATTGCGATGGATGTAGTCAACATATCAAAAGAGGCTACTACTGATTTATTTAGAGGCAACAACAACGAGCAGGACGTATTAAACACTCAACTGGCAGTATTGAATCGTTGTTACGATATGATGCTTCACGGCAACTTGTGGGATTTAGAGTTTGTAGTTGACGGCAATCCTACCTGTGAGCCTTTTACGGAGAGATTCGAAAACTATATGGCAGGTTGGACAATGACATTCGATGTCTTGATTCCTAACGAGATGACCGTCTGCGATACAAGCGGTTACTCACCTTTCTGCCAACCTGCAACTGTAACGAACTCAAACCAAAGCTATACGGCAACGGTAGTAAGTGGCGGAGTATTGACTTTACCTAACGAAACTTTGAATCTACAAATAGACGGAATCCAAGTAGCATCTTCTACTTACGCAACTTTAAGCAATCAAACATTAAATCTGATATGGCAGTAACTATTAACATACCATCACAAGTAAAAACCTACGCTAATTTAGCTGCATTCCCTGCCTCAGGGAGCTTAAAAACTATTTACATAGCAGAGGACACAAACAAAACTTATCGTTGGACAGGCAGCGTTTACGTTGAGATTTCAGGAGCTGACTTTTCAGGATATGTCCCCACATCTCGCACGCTAACAATAAACGGAGTAGCTCAAGACCTTTCCGCTGACCGCTCTTGGACGATAAGCACAGGCTTAACAGTCGGCACTACACCGATATCTTCGGGTACAATAGGACGTGTATTGTTTGAAGGTACGGGGAATGTGTTGCAGCAGAGTTCGTCTTTATTTTGGGACTCAACGAACAACCGCTTGGGGATTGGGACGAGTACGCCTGCAAGGGCATTAGATATTGTTAAAACTATTGCAAGTGGTGCTATTGAAGGTGTTAAAATAGAGGTAAACCATAATAGTTCCACAAGTGCTGCAATTTTAGATTTTGTTCATACACAATTTGACGCTCGTGCTAGAATTCAATCTATTGCGGGAGCAGGTGGAGCAAATCCTACTTTAAGTTTTATTATTCGTTCAACAACCGCAATGAGTATTTTGCAGTCGGGTAATGTAAACATAGGCAACACAACAACCGATGCAGGCTTCCGTTTAGACGTCAATGGTACTGCGAGGGTGCAGGGGAATACGACTATTGTAGGTACGTCTTTAAGTAGCTTTTCTGTAAGCAACGGAGCAACTGCAATGATTCAAACTGCATCAAGTGGTATTGGTTCATCTGATTTTAGATTACGTTTATTTAACAACGGAAACACGCAAACATTAGACCTTTATGGTTCGGGTGATTATGACCATCAATCTAGACACGCTTTTAGAACTAATGGAACTGAAAGGATGCGTATATTTTCTACAGGCAACGTCCTCATCAACACCACCACAGACGCAGGCTTTAAACTTGACGTTAACGGTACTGCGAGGGTGAGTGGGAATTTATATATTGGTAATACACAAAATCAATTTGCTTCATTAAATCCTTATTTATTTTTTCAAAGAGGAGCTGGAAATGGTTTAATGTTTACGCCTGTGAATGCAATAAATGCAGCCTCTCAAAATGGCGTTGTTATAATGGATAGTATTTATGGATATGTTACTTATGCAGGTGGTACACATACTTTTAATGCGCTTTCCATAAATACCAATATAAACACTGGAGGTTCATATAATGGAATTATAAGAGGATTCTATTATAACCCAACACTCACCTCAATGACAGGTGTAACACACTACGCTATTCACACAACAAGCGGACGCATCCGTTTTGAAAATCTACCAACCTCAAGTGCAGGGCTTTCAGCAGGCGACATATGGAATGACGGAGGAACATTAAAAATAGTTTAATAATAAAAATATGAAAACACAACCAACACAAGGCGTAGCAATTGAACCGATTGTATACCCACTTAACGCAGGAACGGCTACGCAAATGTCCGTTTTAGTCCTTAACTTTACAACCGAGGCAACGACTTGCACAACGTACTGGCAGCTCCTAACTGAAGACGGACTACAACTTTCGCAAGGTAACTACACTTTGACTGAAGAAGAGTTCGCAACTTGGGGTACTGACAACAACTACGTTAACCAAGTCGTTGCTCAAGCAATCGGAGTAGTAATCCTTTAAAAACACGAATATGTTAACGCTATCAGAAAAACAAGTAAAGCAATTGGAAACGGTAATTAGTCAGATGCCTACAATGTGGGGTATTCAGATTATCAACATCCTAAACGCAAAGGACGAGGAAAACACGGATGCAGAAAGCGGAAGTACAGAAGGCGCTTGAGAGGTTTAGAGACCACGTTGTAAGCGTATCTAAACGCAACCTAACGAACTCTAAAAAGAACTCGTCTAAGAAGTTGTATAACTCTATAAAGGGAAACGTCAAGGCAATGCCTAATTCGTTCTCTATGGAGTTTACGATGGAAGACTACGGAGTGTTTCAAGATGCAGGGGTGTCAGGTACGAAGAAAAAGTATAACACCCCTTATTCTTACAAATCTAAGATGCCGCCTGCTAAGGCTTTTGATAAGTGGATAGTTCGTAAAGGACTTGCACCAAGAAAGTCGGGTGGTCAATTTACCTCACGTAAGTCGCTTGCTTTTCTGATTGCCCGAAGCGTATTTAGAAACGGAATAAAACCAAGCTTGTTTTTTACTAAACCTTTTGAGGCCGCCTACAAGAACTTACCGCAAGAACTGGTAGAAGCATACGGACTTGACGCTATCGAATTATTCAACGAACAAATAGACCAAATTATAAAGAATGGCAACAATTAATGCAAGGAGTCCATACATCGTAACAATAAACGAAACAGGACAGATTGAGACAAAACTGCAAATCTTCCTTTGGAATGGTACAGGTTCAATGCCTGCTTCTCCTGCTTACACTTTAAGCAAGAAGATACCTTCGTCTAACAATCCTGCGACTTACTACGATGTTTCGCCTTATATCCGTGAGTATATTGACCACGACACTCTACAAACCATTACAAACATTTTCACGGCTACTCCTTCAGCGCAATGGTGCAATGTAGGTTTAAAACTTTTCAAAAAGGTTACTACGTCTTTTGTTCAAGTGGGTTCTACGCAAACGCATTTTGGTGTTGACGGATACGGATACTATGACGAAGGATACAACCCTGCTTTAGGTAATTACTTGCTTACTCAAGGGACTTACACTTATAACTATGATTTAGGCGGTGAGTACGGGTGGTTAACTGTGTACACAGGCAGCGGAAACTCGGTCAAATACACGAACCTATCAACAGGCGTAAGCTATACTACAGGTTTAACAAATAACAGATGGGAAGATGTGCCGAGAGTATATCCTACTTATGCTGCGGTTGGAAACAAATTAGAAATAATTGATGGAAGTGCAAACGTATTGTTCAGAGCAACTTTTGTACCTAAAGAGGAATGTAAGTACACCCCTGTAATGGTTGACTTTGTAAATAAGTATGGTGCTTGGCAACGTGAGTGGTTTTTCAAAGCCAGCTACGATACATTGAACGTTGAAAACACGGAGTATAATTTAATGCAAGACACCTACCCTAACTACAATATTAAGGAAGGACAAAGAGAGGTGTTTAACGCCAACGGGAAAAAGACTATCCGTGTTAATACAGATTGGGTAAGCGAAAGTTTCAAAGAGGTTATTCAGCAGTTGATGTTATCGGAAAGAATCTTGATTAACAAACTACCTGCAAAACTAAACACCAAAAACACGGAGTTATTCAAAAGCATAAACACTCATATGATTAACTACCAACTTGAGTTCGAATATGCTTACGACGTTATCAATTCAGTAGTGTAATGAGAAAGGTACAACTCTACATAGAAGGTAACCGCATTGAGTTATTCAATGACGAGCAGATTCAAGTTACAAGCTCTATTCAAAACGTTCAGGACATTTCTAAAACGTTTACGGATTTCTCACAAGGATTTACCGTACCTGCATCTGATGTCAACAACGCATTCTTTGAGCATTGGTATAATTCAGATATTGACTTTACAACGGATAACAACCTACGAAAAGACGCATACATAGAAATCAACCTTACTACCTTTCGTAAGGGTAAAGTACAATTAGACGGAGCAACGCTAACTAACGGAAAGCCGAGTTCTTACAAACTAACTTTCTATGGAGAAGGGGTAACGCTTAAAGATACTTTCGGTGAGGATTTACTGTCAGATTTAGATTATTCTGATTATGCTCACGCTTTTACATCTGCTGAGGTTTTAACGCGCATAACTAACACTACTAACACTTACGATGTAAAGTACCCGCTAATCACGTCTAATCGCATTTGGCAGTATCAATCCATACCACCAAACGCACCACTACCGAACTGGTTAGTAAATACACTAACGCAAAACGATATTCATTCCAACGCAGGAGCAATATATAAAAACGAATTATTCCCTGCATTTAGAGTTGCGCGAATTTTTGATTTAATTGAAGCGAAGTACGGAATAACTTTTAATGGCGCCTTCTTGCAAGATGAGCGTTTTACTAATTTGTTTTTATGGTATAAAGGCAAAGAGGTTTTGGTTCAGTATTCAACTGCTTACAACCTTACTGCTAATACAATTACTCCTACGTTCACAAACTACGATTTAACGAACACTTACACATCAGCTACAAACTCAGTACAAATACAAGAGCTTGCAGGTGTAATTACGCATCGTTTAATTTACGAGGTAACCGCAACTACGACTTCGGCAAATTATAGCATTGACATATATCAAAACGGAAACTTGTACAATACAATTACAGGTTTCGGCACGGGAGTTTACACCTTAGATACAATAAACCAAACTTCAGGCTTAGATGTTACTTATACTTTTCAAATTAGAACACAAGGAGCTAACGTAATTAATTCTCGATTAAAATACGAGGTTGACTACATTACTGCAGGTTCGGTAAACACGGACTACTTGACGGTAGTTTATACTGCGCTTACTGTTAGCTTATCAATTGACCTTGCAGCAAACGCACCTGTAATGAAGATAGCAGATTTCTTCTCAGGAATCCTAAAGACTTTCAATATGACTACCTACTCAATCACGGACGGAGAATATTGGGTAGAGCCATTAGATGACTGGTATAGCAAAGGCGCAGTTGTAGACGTTAGTAAGTACGTTGATGTCAACACGATTGAACAGGCAAGAATGCCTCTCTACAAAAACATTACTTTTAAATATCAAGATTCAGAATCTTTCCTTAACAAGAATTTCTCACAAACATTTAGCCGTAAATACGGAGATACAACTTATCAGTATAACTATGACGGCGGTGATTTTGTAGTTGAGCTTCCATTTGAAAACTTATTGCAGCAGAAATTTACAGGCACTGATTTACAGGTAGGATACTCACTTAACGGAGAGTTCGCGCCTTACATACCTAAGCCAGTTCTATTGTATCAATACACGAACAAAACTTGTAGTTTTAAATTTCATAACGATGGCGGAGGTCATACAACAGTTACAAGCTACACGCCATTCGGTCAAGACTTGATTTACAACGCCACGAACTACACTTTAAACTTTGCACCTGAGACAAGCTCACTATTATCAACACCTATACAAAATACACTTTTCGCTAATTACTACTTCAGCTACTTATACAATCTTTATAATTTAAAGCAGCGTTTGGTTAACGTAAAGGCAAGACTACCTGTGAGCCTACTAACAGGATTGCAGTTAAACGATAGACTTGTAATTAGAGATAGAAGGTACATCATTAACGAAATGAAAACGAACCTAACGACAGGAGACGCAGACTTACAACTTATCTTAGATTTTAGACCAATCGTAAACTCTACAAACCCTGCTCCTAAGGTATCAACGGGAGGCGGTACGATAAAATACATCATTAACCTACCAAACAACGCAGTAGAGGCTGCCTTTACTTGCGCAACGGCTGGTGTATCATTCAGTCCAAATCCGATGACTGCAAGTGGCATCTTAACTATCACTTTGCCAAGTGGCGCAGCAGGTACGGTATACACAATCACGGTTACATACTTATATTTAGACGGAAGCACAACAACGGAATCTTTTTATATTATACAATGATAAAGCAAATAATCGCAATGCTACAACTTGACAACTTCTACGGAGAATCCGAGTTGATTGACATAGCCAAAGGAAAACACGAACTCACCACGTCTATGAAAAAAATGTGGAAACAAGGAAAACGTGAAATAATCAATAAGAGAAATGGCAGAGGTTAAAACTATAAAAATAGACGTAGATACTAAACAGGCAGTTAATGCAATGGAGAACCTCTCCAAAGCTACTAACGATGTTAACAAAAGTTTTGAGGAAGTCTATGGAGACTTACAACCACTTACCACTCGTATGGGTGAGGCTGAAGATAGGTTGTATGAATTAGCCAACGCAGGTCAAACGGCAACTCAAGAGTATCAAGACCTATTAGAAACCGTAGGTAACTATCGCAAAGTCCAAATCCAAACGGATATGGCGGTGGATGCTGCTGCCACTACTATGACTCAAAAGTTAGGCGGTGCGCTTGGTGGTGCTACGGCAGGTTTTGAATTGATGCAGGGAGTTATGGGTACTTTTGGTGCTGAATCTCAAGAAGTAGAAAAACTACTCCTTAAGGTTCAGTCTGCAATGGCTATCTCTCAAGGTATTCAAGGTGTAAGAGAGGCTATTCCTGCTATTACTGCTTTTGGCACTGCTATAAAAACACAAGCTATCGCAGCTCTAACAACTTTAAAAGGAGCATTGATTGCAACTGGTATTGGTGCGCTTGTAGTTGCGTTGGGATTCGCAGCAAATGCTATGGGATTGTTTTCTGATTCAAGTGAAGATGCAGAGAAAAAACAAAAGAAACTTGATGACCAATTAGAAAAAACCAATAAATCACTTGAAGAACAAAGGAACTTTTATGATAAGTTATCAGCATCAATGGAGCAAAGCACTCGAAAACAAATTCTCGATGCTCGTAAACGTGGTGCAACTGAAGAGGAAATAACAGATATTACTACAAAGGGAATTGAAAGACGTATAGAGCTTTTAAAGATTGAAGAAGAACAGGCTCGCAAAACTATGCTTCAAAAGTCGAAGGATAGAAATGCTAGCTATAAGGAATATGAAGCAGCAGACGACGCATATCAAGCCGCTATAAAGCGAACTGAGGAACTACAATTACAACTTGATGAGCAGAGACAAGCTGAAAAAGAAGCTCAAGACCAAATTAATAAAGATAATGCAAAAGCCAATAAGGAAAAACGAAAAGAGGAATTAGCTAAACTTAGAGAATACAATCGTGAGGCAACTGATTTATTTAAGTCTGAATACGAAAAACAAGTACGAGATATTAGAGAAAAGTACGCTGAACAAATTGCACTTGCCAAAAAATACAAACAAGATACAACTGCTTTAGAAGCTGCCCAAACTCAAGAGCTTGAAGACGCCTTAGATAAGTCTATGAAATCTTTAGAGACTTTGTCTTTACAAAAGGTTCAAATTCAACAAAGAGATTTAGGCACTTTACAAGGTTCTATCAATCAAGAGTTAAAATTAAAACAAGAGGCAGCAGATTTAGAGTTACTTCAACTACAAGTTAAAGCGCAACGAGCAAGAAAAATAGAAGAGCAATCTCAATCGTTTAAAGTTAAAGCAGTACAAGACGGATTAAGCGCCATTGCTTCTATTACAGAACTATTCGGTAAGAAATCAGAGAAAGCGGCTAAACGTGCTTTCCAAGTTCAAAAGGCTGCAAATATGGCAAGTGCTTTAATCTCTACTTATCAAAACGCAACGGCTGCTTATGCTTCTCAGTTTACTCCCTTACCTACACCTGACTCACCCATTCGTGGAGGCATTGCCGCAGGCATTGCGGTAGCAACAGGCTTGGCTAATGTGGCAAAAATTGCTCAACAAAAATTTGAATCACCAAGTACAGGCGGTGGAGGAGGAAGCACAGGAAGCGCTGGTGGCGGCGGAGTAATGTCTCCAAACTTTAACATCGTAGGTAACTCAGGATTCAATCAGTTAGCACAAATCCAACAACAACCAATCCAAGCGTATGTAGTGAGTGGTGAGGTAACATCTGCTCAGGCACTCGATAGAAATAGAATTAAAAACGCAACATTGTAACACATTTCAACTTTTTGAATTATGACAACCCTTGAATTAGTAATCGACGAAAAAGACTTCCAAAGCGGTATCAATGCCGTTTCAGTAGTGGAAGCACCTGCGATTGAGGAGAACTTCATCGCCTTAGCAAAACACGAAGTAGAACTTAAAGAAATTGACACCGAGAAACGTATCCTAATGGGTGCTGCTCTTATCCCTAACAAGAAGATTTACCGCAGAAACAAAGAGGAGGAGTTCTATATCTACTTTTCGGAGGACACCGTGCGTAAAGCTATGGAGTTATTCTTCAAGAAAGGAAACCAAAACAACGCTACCTACGAACACAAAGACGCAATCAAAGGAATGAGTGTAGTAGAATCGTGGCTAATCGAAGACGAAAAGATGGACAAAAGCCAGTTGTACGGATTTAACCTACCAAAAGGAACTTGGATGATTTCTATGAAGGTAGACAACGATGAGGTTTGGCAAGACGTAAAAGACGGCAAGATAAAAGGATTCTCAATTGAGGGATACTTTGCTGACAAGATGCCTGAATCACCTCGTGAGGAGCAAGAAAAACACGCAATTATCGAACAACTTAAAAACTTACTAAAATAAAACTAATGAATAATATCCTAAACAAAATCGCTGAAATGGAGCGTAATGCAGCAGAGATTCAAGAAGTGCAATTAGCATCACATAAAGTAGAGTTAGCATTGTTAGATGAGATACTTGACTTGAATAGAGAAGCAGGTTCATTGTTATCATTGCCAGTTATGAAAATTGCTGAACAATTATCTAAATCAATTGAACTAAATAGAAAAGGATTAGCACAAGCTGAAAAAGGTTTAAAGGCTGCTCAAGATTTAGGAGTTCAAGATGGAATTGATACTTTTAAAAGATGGGTAAAAAGTTGTACAGATGATATTAAGCGTGCTGAAAAAGGTCAAAAAATACTTGCTGATTTATCTCAAATTTAAAAATAGAATTATGTCAAAATTCAAAACTCCAAGTAAAGCAAGTCCAAGAGCAGGCGCAAGAAGAGGTTGCCTATGCGCAGACGGAAAATACTCAACTAAGTGTTGTGACGGAAGTTTAGAGGCACAAGGCATTGGTAAGACGGAGGGAACAGGAGATTCTGTTACTACAACCATAGTAAACGGAGTTAGAACTACGGTACGTCAAAACGGATAAAAAGGAAACAAATCAAATTTAAATACTTGAAACATTATGAACACTACAAAATCAGTTTACAACAGACTATTTAAAGAGGAAGCTACTGAGCTTGCTTCTCACGAAGTTGAATTAGCTTCGGTTCAAGATTTGGAAAAAGCAATTAAAGAAGCTACTAACCAAAGTGATGTGTATTTAAAATTACTTGGGGATATAGATTCTTATGAAAAAGAAATTCAAGCAAAAAAACAAGCAATGCTTACAAAAGCAGAGGGCGTTAGACGTGAATTAAATAACAAAAAAAACATTTTAGGCGATACTTGGAGTGACTTTAATCAGAAAGCTAAAGAATTAGGCATTGATGCAAAAGGTATTCCTGTGTTTAAAAATGCTGATACTGCTTTTATGAAATTAGAAAAAGAATCAAGAGATTTATCGGATATAATCGTTAAAAAATTAGGCGGTAAATTTTAACTCATTGCTGTAAATAAATAAAAACAAATGAACGAAAAATCAATCTTAAACAAAGTCCGCACACTTTTAGGTTTAGAAGTGAAGTTGGAAACTATGCGCCTTTCTGATGGTGTATCTATGCTTGAAGCAGAATCATTCGAAGCAGGTCAACCTGTATTTATCCTAACTGAAGACGAACAACGCATCGCACTTCCTGTAGGTGAGTATGAACTTGAGGATGGTCGTATCTTGGTAGTTATCGAAGAAGGCGTTATCGCTGACGTTCGTGAGGGTGCTGAGCCTGAAGTAGAGGTAGAAGTAGAAGACGAAGTAGAAACAGGTAAAATGCCTGAAGAAGAAATGGCACAAGAGCCTGCTGCACCTACTGCAAAGAAAATCATTGAATCAGTAACTAAGGAATCTTTCTTTAGCGAAATCGAAGCCTTGAAAAAAGAAAACGAAGAGTTAAAGGCACAACTCGAATTGTCAAAAACTGAAGTTGCAGAAGAAGTTGCACCAGTTGAATTGAGCGAAGAGCCTAAACCTATTTCATTCAACCCTGAAAACGAAACTAAAGTAGAAGCGTTCAAAGTATCTAAGAACCGTCAACGTTCTACAATGGATTCAATCCTTGAAAAATTCAACAATATTTAATAACTAAAAAACAAAAAAATGAGTACAACATTCACATCCGTGTCTAACGATGTTTTGCGTCAAGTAGGCGTAATTGAAACATTGACAGGTGCAACAACTTTAACTGCTGAAGATAGCGGTAAAGTATTTATTCTTAACGCTGCTGCAGGTGCGCAAGTTACACTTCCTGCCGTTGCTGACGCTTCAGGACATCAATACCGTTTTGTTGTAGGTGCTTTATTTGCAACTACTGCTTGGACTATCAAAGCTGCTTCTAACAAAATCCAAGGTGGTGTTATCGTAAATAGCGTTAACGTACCTGCTGCTGACGAAAACACGATTACTTTCTCTGCTTCTGCTGATACAATCGGTGACTTCGTAGAATTAAACTGCGACGGTACAAACTGGTATGTTTTCGGTCTTGGAACTTCTGCAGGCGCAATCACATTAACTGTAGTATAAACAAACTTAAATAATTAAATAAAATGGAAAAAATTAATCTTTCGACTACTCAAAGCATCAGCACAACATATGCTGGCGAGTTTGCAGGTAAGTACATCGCAGCAGCTTTATTGTCTGCTCCAACCCTTGACAAAGGCGGTATTACTATTATGCCTAACGTCAAATATAAGCAGGTAATTAAGCGTGTGGCTACAGATGACATTATCCGTAACGCATCTTGCGATTTCGACCCTACATCTACAATCACTTTGACTGAGCGTATCCTTCAACCTGAGTCTTTCCAAGTTAACTTACAACTTTGTAAAACTGACTTCCGTGCAGATTGGGATGCTATCCAAATGGGTTACTCTGCATTTGACACTCTTCCTAAATCTTTCGCTGATTTCCTTATCGCACACGCTGCTGAGAAAGTTGCTGCAGGTATGGAGACTTCAATTTGGAGAGGTGTTAACGCAACTGCAGGTCAGTTCGCAGGTATTATGACACAATTGACTACTGATGCTTCTTTGCCAGCTGCACAAGAAATTGCAGGTACTACAGTAGATGCTACAAACGTTATTGCTCAATTAGGTTCTATCGTTGATGCTTGTCCTGCTGCGGTTTACGGAAAAGAAGACCTTACTTTGTATGTATCTAACAACATCTATCGTGCTTATGTTCGTGCATTGGGTGGCTTTGCTGCTGCAGGTGTAGGTGCTAATGGTTACGAGAACAAAGGTACAAACCAAGTTCTTGGTGACTTGTTCTTTGATGGTGTTCGTATCTTTATGGCTAACGGTCTTGCTAACAACACTGCACTTCTTGCTCAAAAATCTAACCTTTACTTCGCAACAGGTCTTTTGAACGATATGAACGAAGTTAAAGTTTTGGATATGGGTGACATTGATGGTTCACAAAACGTACGTGTAGTTATGCGCTTTACTGCTGACGCTAAATACGGTTTTGCTTCTGACGTTGTTACTTACGGTATCACAAACTCTGCTAACTAATCTTAGCTTAACTTAAACTACAGGGGAGGGCAAGTCCCTCCCTTTTTTATAACATTTAAAAACTAAAAATATGTCTTGTGAAGTTGCAAATGGTCGCTTAGAAGTATGTAAAGACGCAGTAGGTGGTATTGACGCTATCTACTTCATCAATTACGGAGACTTCTCTTCCGCTGACGTTGCTTATGTAGCTGGTACTGATACCATCGATACAATTGCTAACGTTGCTAATCTATACAAATACGAACTCAAAGGAACTAACTCTTTTGACCAAGTATATAACTCAAGCCGTGAGAACGGTACTACATTCGCTGAGCAAACGCTTACCGTTACCCTTAAAAAACAAGATGCTACAACGCATAAAAGTGTTAAGTTGATGGCTTACGGACGTCCTCACATCGTTGTTAAAAACCGCAATAACCAATTCTTCCTTGCAGGTTTAGAACACGGAATGGAAATCACTACTGCAAACGTATCTAACGGAACTGCAATGGGGGACCTTAATGGTTACACATTGACTTTCGTAGGAACTGAGAAACTTTATGCTAACCTACTTGACTGCTCAAACGAGGCAGGTCTTGCAGGTGGTGCAGGTGATGTTTTCGGTGTTGCGAATATCGTTACTGTCTAATTCGTTTTTTCATAGCGTGGAAGGGGAGGCTTAGGTCTCCCTTTTTTATTTGGCAACAAAACCATTCTTTTGACTTGTAGTAGTATGATAGTTTTAACTACATCTACATCAGCTCAGACGTTTTCATTCATTCCTCGTGATGGGTTTAATACAATGATTCTTACGGATGACCAAACAAATACACCTGTTACCGTAACCATCACCAGTTCAACGCAAGGAGACTACATAAACACGATAACTGCATCCTTCGCATTAAAAGAAGGACACTTCTACGACTTAGTTCTAAAACAAGGAACTACCATCGTCTACAAAGACCGAATTTTTTGTACTGACCAAAACATCGTGAACTTCTCGGTAAATTCAGGTGAGTACACTTCAAATACAACCGCAAATACATACATCGTATATGAGTAACATACACGTTTTAAATCTATCTGCCTACACCGCTCCTACTATCGAAGAGAGTAAGAGAGATGCTTGGGTAAATTATGATGGTGCAGACGGAGGCAGTTACTATCAGTTTTTGATTGATAGATACACTAATTCTACCACTAACAACGCTATTATAAACAACATCTCACGACTTATCTACGGAAAAGGACTCTCGGCTACGGATGCTAACCGCAAGCCTAACGAGTACGCTCAAATGATGACCTTAATCTCTAAGGATTGTTTGCGTAAGATTGCTTTAGACAGAAAGTTGTTTGGTCAATTCTCTATTCAGGTACATTACAACGACAAGCACGACAAGATTCTCAAGGCTTACCATATCCCTGTTAATTTACTTCGTGCTGAGAAATGCAATAAAGACGGAGAGGTAGAAGGCTACTACTACTCGGATGATTGGTCAGACGTCAAGAAATATGTACCTAATCGCTTCCCTGCGTTTGGATTCGGTAGAGAAAAGGTTGAGATACTATTCTCAAAGCCGTATGCCGTAGGGATGAAGTATTATGCTTATCCTGACTATCAAGGCGCAGTTCCCTACGCACTTTTGGAAGAGGAAATTTCCGATTACCTAATCAACGAGGTTCAAAACGGATTCTCAGGAACTAAAGTAGTAAACTTCAATAACGGAGTGCCTACATTAGAGCAGCAAGAAATTATCTCTGCGAAGGTATTAGGCAAGTTAACTGGTTCTAAAGGTCAGAAAGTGATTGTAGCGTTCAACGACAATATGGATACTCGCACAACGGTTGAGGACATCCCTTTAAATGACGCACCTGAACACTACACATATTTAAGCGAAGAATGCTTGCGTAAGATTATGCTTGGACACAACGTCACTTCACCACTATTATTTGGTGTTGCATCGTCTAACGGATTTTCGTCTAACGCTGATGAGCTTGAGAACTCGTTTATCTTGTTCAACAATATGGTGATTAAGCCTTTCCAAGAGGAAATTATTGACGCCATTGACAAGCTATTAGCCTTTAACAACATCTCGCTTAACCTATTCTTCAAGACTCTCAAACCGCTTGAGTTTGTAGACTTGGAAAATGCAGTTACTGAAGAGCAAGTTGCAGAGGAAACAGGAACTGAGCTATCAAAACACGAAGCCTTAGACAACGAGATTGCAGATGCACTTATTGACTTAGGTGAAACCCCTAACGAGAATTGGCTTCTAATAGACGAATACCCTGTGGACTATGACTTAGATGACCAAGAGAATGAAATGCTCTCTAACGAGCCAAAAAGCACCTTATTATCGAAAGTATATAACTTCGTAACTACAGGTTCTGCACGTCCTAACGCAAAGTCTGAGCAAGATGAAGTAATTGATGGAGTAAAGTTCATTACTCGCTATGTTTATGCAGGTGAGACAAGTTCTAAATCTCGTCAGTTCTGTCAGAAAATGATGACGGCACAAAAGATTTATCGCAAAGAGGACATTTTACAAATGGGCAATCAACCTGTAAATGCAGGATGGGGTGCTAAAGGTGCTGCTACTTATGACGTATGGAAGTTCAAAGGCGGTGGCAATTGTCATCATCGTTGGAATAAACAAGTGTATGCAAGTTTTGAGGGTGTAGGCATTGATGTTAACTCTCCTAAAGCTAAACAAATTGCAGGTAAAAAAGCAGAGAAGTTTGGATACGTTGTTAAAAACAATGCTTTGGTATCTCAAAGACCAGTTGATATGCCTTACAATGGCTTTTTACCTACTAACCCTATTTACGGCAAGAAATAATGGCAACGGCACTACTAATCACAAGAGACGATATAGTTCGTTTTACCGCAGTCAACGGAAATGTAGATACTGATAAGTTCATTCAGTTCGTTAAGATTGCTCAGGACATCCACATACAAACATACTTAGGCACTAAACTACTTGAGAAGCTACAAACCTTGATTATTGCAGGAACGCTGACAGGTAACTATAAGACACTTACTGACACATACGTTAAGCCAATGCTCATCCATTGGAGTCTCGTTGAATATCTCCCTTTCGCAGCTTACACAATCGCCAACAAGGGCGTTTACAAGCACTCATCTGAGAACGCTGAAAACGTAGAGAAAAACGAAGTTGATTTCTTATTAGAAAAAGAGCGTCAGATTGCTCAACACTACACGGAGCGTTTCATTAGTTATATGTCTTTCAACCAAGATTTATTCCCTGAGTACAATCAGAACGTTGACCAAGATATGTACCCTGACACTACGAACAATTACACTTCTTGGTTTATATGAAAAAGAACAGACCAAAGGGTTTAAAGTATAGCCCTAAAAACACGAATGTAGAGAAGCTCCGTATTTATCTAAGCAAAAAGGAATCGAATGACTGAGTTTGTTACCATTGTAAAAAAATACGGCGTTACAGGCGTTCTTTGCTTATGGTTGTGGCATACGGATAACCGATTGAACAAAGTTGAGACTGCACTTTACGACTGCTACAAAGAGCAGAGTTTTAGACAAGCAACCAAAACACGAATAGACCTACCCGAAAAACTTTTAGCCGTATTGCCAAATGATAAAAGAACTAATAAACGAAACTCTAAAGCCTAACGGCAAATGGTCTATAAAAAGGCTATCCGCTTTTACGTCTTTTTGGATAGCGGTAATTTATGCGCTGATTCCGTTGTTTAAGCCTTTCAAAGTACACGAGTTTGTCTTTGTTGGTTTGCTTACTTACTCGGCAACTGCAATAGGTTTAACTGTATGGAGTAAAAAAATAGACAAATGATAACAACCGCACAAGCCTTAGCAAAATACGGACAACCCAACGAGACGGGAACGTATTTAACTACAATCAAATTACCATACCCAATGCGTATAGCGTGGGACTTAGACACCAAAGTAACAAAGATGCGTTGCCATAAACTTGTCGCAGATGCGTTTTTAAGCGTGTTTAACGAACTTTTAGAGGTCTACGGGTATCAACGCCTTGTCGAGTTAGGGATAGACCTTTATGGAGGTTGTTTTAACTTTCGTAAAATGCGTGGCGGTTCGTCTTGGAGTAAGCACGCTTGGGGTATTGCCATCGACTTAGACCCTGCGAGAAATACTTTGAAGGAAACTTCTAAGACTGCACGCTTTGCACGTCCTGAGTACAAGCAAATGATTGACATTTTTTATAAACACGGATTTATTTCACTCGGTAAAGAAAAGAACTATGACTGGATGCACTTCGAGATTGGCGGTTAGTTCCGTTATTTTGTCGCTTTTATTGGCAATACTTGCGACATCTTGCTCAGTAAACTACCACGTCCGTAAAGCCTTTAAAAAAGGTTATAAGTGCGACGAGGTTGCCGATACAATTCAAATAACTTCGGTCGACTCAATTCCGTACGTTTTAAGGGACTCTATTATGTGGGAAAGGGTATTAGTCCAAAAAGATACAATAGTGCGTTACAAGCGTTCTTTCGTGCCTCAAACGCGATTTGAGAAGCGTATTGAGTACAAACTAAAACGAGATACCCTACGAATGATTGAAAAAGTAGAGGTCGTCAAATGGAAAACTGAAAAGCGCAAAAATCCTAAACCGAACATATTATTGTTAGTTTTGGGATTTGTAGTAGGAATGATAACAAACTGGCTACTGCGCAACTTTAAACCAACGCTATGAGACAAACACGCTATCGCTTAAAATCAGATGAGGTAGAAATCATTGAACAATACAGAGCGATAAAAAAAGAATCTAACTCAATGGGGTTAGATGACAAGAACGTAAAACACGGATGGTTAAAATCTAAGCAGGCATCATTATTCTTTAAGAATCCAAACTTTAACGGACAAGAAGACAAGTTCAACGAGTTCAAAGATGAGTTGTTGGAAGAGATGGAAAAGCATAGCCCTGCTTATCCTACGATAACACGAACTCAAAGCGAAGAAGGACACCTGTTAGTCATAGACCCTGCTGACATCCACATAGGTAAACTATGCGATGCGTTTGAAACTGGTGAAGACTACAACTCTCAAATAGCCGTACAACGTGTTTTAGAAGGCGTACAAGGCATTTTAGACAAGTCCGCAGGCTTTCATATAGACAAAATTTTATTCGTTGGTGGAAACGATATTCTACACATAGATACTCCAAGACGAACTACAACCTCAGGCACTCCACAAGACACCGATGGGATGTGGTATCGCAATTTTTTAACCGCAAAACAATTATATGTTGACTTACTTGAAAAACTTATCGCTTTGGCTGATGTACATTTTGTGTTCAATCCTTCTAACCACGATTACACTCACGGATTCTTTCTTGCTGATTGTATCAAAACACATTTTCGCCAAGCTACAAACATTACTTTCGACTGCTCTCTTTCACATCGCAAGGCTTTTAGATACGGAGAGAACCTCATAGGAACTACTCACGGAGATGGAGCGAAGCAGCAGGACTTACCGCTTTTGTTAGCTACTGAGTTTCCTATGGATTGGAGCTTAACCAAGCACAGGTACGTTTATATGCACCACGTTCACCATAAAATGTCTAAAGACTATCAAGGTGTTACCGTTGAATCATTGCGCTCACCATCAGGAACTGATAGCTGGCATCATAGAAACGCTTATCAACACGCTCCCAAAGCTATAGAAGGATTCCTGCACCATAAAAAACACGGACAAATCGCACGTTTATCCCACATCTTTTAATATATTTGCATCACCTGCCATTATTCATAGCGTAAGAGCCTCTTTAATCGGAGGCTTTTTTTGTTAATTATAACATACATAATCGGTAAAATTCCGACTAAATGCACATTATATTACACCTTTTCGGGTACAAAATAAGGGTAAAACCTTAAAACGTGAAAAAAAGTTTGCTTCTACAACCCCCGTCAAATAAGGAAATCTAAAAAAATGTTAAAAAAAGTTGTTGATAATTGAAACCTTATATATATATTTGCATATAACATTTAAAAACAACGCTATGACAAAAGACGAAATCTTAGAACTAATCTTCAACGAAGAACGAGAGCTTTACGCAGAGCTTCAAGAACAACGTAAATACTTTGGCTATAACGACGAAGCCACGCTACACACCCAAGCGCAATGGGGAGCAATTAGTAATTTAAAAGATAAAATTTTTGACAATGAGAACAATTAAGAAGTATTCGTTTTTGTTTAAGGACTTGAACACGGACGAAAAGCAAATCTTAGGAAGCGGAGTAGTATTTATCTTAGGTACTGTCTTTTTTATTTACTTACTTGGGACGGCTACACCGCACCGCCAAGATGCAAAAACACGGAACTACCAAACCTATTTCAAGCCTAAGTACGAACTACCAAAGTCTTACGCTAAGTATTCGAACCACGTTTATAACTCTAAATTCAAATAAGATGATTGTTACAGAACTAAAAGACTTTGAGGTCTACCGAGACACGGACAAGAACTTTGTGTACTTATTCGTTACTCTTTGGGACGAAGGCGACACGGACACGAATGCCGAAATCTTAGCCGAATACGAAATAGAAATTTACGACTCTTATTCTAATTACAAAATCACTAAAAAGAACTACAATGAAATTCTTACCATCAAACAAACGCAAGACTGCGATGACTACCTTGAAAAAATCTACGAAGCAAACACCTTTGAAGATGCCTATGTTGAAGAATACAACGATGAGGGGACTTGGTGGTTCATTTAGAGACTACCAACTAAATAGGTATTGGGATAACTTTAACTTTGGTCTTTACAACCGAATTTGTGAAATTAAAATGCAAGAGCTATGACACCTAAAGAAAAAGCAATAGAGTTATATGAAAAAATGCTTAGGGTTGAATATCCTTTAGCTGCTAAACATTGCGCATTGATTGCAGTTGATGAAGTAATTGAGGCTTTACACGAGCATCATTGGCAAAATAGACTAATAATAGATTATTGGGAAGAAGTAAAACACGAATTAGAAAAGCTATGACCGCAATACAAGAATTAATAAAGTTTCTGAAAAACGACAGAATGCAAAATGTTTACACAGGCGAGCAGATTATTGAACTGCTTGAGTTTAAACTTGAAAAAGAAAAGCAGCAGATAATGAAAACATATTACGATGGTTTAAGAAACATAAATGGTTTCAATTTGATTCCTATATATGAAACAACTAAAAAAGAAATAGAAAGATTTGGAGTTTACTATTACAACAAAATTAGTAAAGATGAGATATAAACTAACATACCAAGTAGGACAAAAGGTAGTTCAGGAATGGATACTTACCTCACAATCATTAGCCTATTGGAAAAAGCAGGATTTACTAAAAACAGGACAATACCAGTTAGGAAAATTTATAGTAACCCCAATAGAACCATAATGACGAAAGTAGAACTCATACAAGAGATTATAGAGCAGCACAAGCTATGGTCAAAGAATCGCAGCAGGGAGTATATTTACAAGCGTTATTACCTTTATAATGAACTCCGTGTTTTAGGATTCTCATTAGACGAGATAGGCAAGAAGTTCGGAGGTAAACATCACGCTACAATCATTCACGGACTACGGCAACACGAAGACTTGCACAGGTTTGGATACGAAGACTACAAGATAGCTACTAAGCAAATAGATGATGTCTTACACGGAGCTACGCTTCCTTTGATTGATGACTCACCTGATTTAGCAAAAGACGTACTAAAGGCAAAAACTTACACCCAGTTCAAAAAGATTCAACGACATATAAAATTGGGCAAGTACGAAAATAGTTTATAGTTGATGCAACTTTTTTCATGGTTATACGTTATCTTTGTAGACGAGTTGGCTGGACACCATAAACTCTAAGGTATTATTGACCCTTGTATTGATTCGCAAGTCCAGCCGCGATGAGATGCAGGGGTTTTTTATTTACTAAAAATTACAAAATGAACGAAATTTATTTTAAATGTCAATTTAATGACAAAGACCAAATGATTGTTTCTAAAGGAGATTTTATTTGCTTTGAAATTATAGAAGGCGAACAATCAAAAACGGTTTGCATTGACATTAAACAAGCGTACACCTTAATCAAAACTTTAGAAAATTTTAGCAATGAGCAGTTGGATTAAATTACACCGCAGTTTAAAAGACTGGGAGTGGTATGATGACCACAACGCAACACGTTTACTTTTACATTTGCTTATTTCGGTAAATTACAAAGACAAGGAATGGAAAGGGCAAACAATAAAAGCGGGTACATACGTTACCAGTTGGGAAAATCTTTCCAAAGAAATAGGCTTATCGGTCAAGCAAACAAGGGTTGCAATGGACAAGTTAGAAAGGTCTAAAGAAGTGACACGCAACGTGACAAACAAATGGCAAGCTATAACCCTTATAAAATGGGACAAATTGCAATGTGAAGAGGTAGAAAAGGGCAAGCAACAAGTCAAACAAAGGGCAACAACTAAAGAAAGTAAAGAAGTAAAGAATAATACTATACCTGAATTTTCGGAGTTTTTAGCTTATGCTTTAGATAAGAAACCAAAAGTGAGTCAGATAGATTTAAGACTTAAATACGAAAGTTGGAAAGAGAGTGATTGGAGTATAAATAGAAATGGTAAATTGCAACCTATTTCCAATTGGAAGTCTACGTTACTAAATACGCTTCCGTATATAAACGAAATATCTTATAGTTTACCATCTGAAATTTGGGAGGGATAGAATATGTACAAGAAATTAACAGACCTAAATGCTGAAATGTTTAGTATTAGACACGAAAAAGATGTAAGAGGAAAGTCAATAGGTTGGGATTGGGATATGCTACCACTTACAATCAAGGAAGGAACTACAACTTACATAGGTGCAGCTCCTGCATCAGGAAAGACGGAGTTATGGTTTGAGATACTTATAAACCTTTCGTGTTTACACGGTTGGAATCACGTTGTATTTTCTCCTGAGACTGGAAGTAGTGCCGAGATATTTTCTGAACTATGCTACAAGTACATAGGTAAGCCATACGTTCAAGGACAAAACTCAATGACTAACAGTGAACAAGTAAGTGCTGAAATGTTTATAAATGAGCATTTCATTGTAATTGACCCAATTGACGAGGATTTGACTATAACTAAATTCTACCAACTTGTAGATGAGATTGAGCGCAAAGAAGGTATTAAAATCCATACCACTACGATTGACCCGTGGAACGAGTTAACCGAGGAGTTTATTCCTGCTGATTTAGGACGTGAGGATAAATACTTGAGTAGGATTCTTGGTTTAGTTCGTAAGAACGCAAGAAAGACAGGTAGACATAACTGCGTTATAAATCACGTTAGAGACCAACCAATGGTAACTGCAATGTCAATAGCAGGAACTGAACTTAGATACTTTCCGATTCCTACGGCACGAGATTTTTCAGGCGGTCAGGTATGGTTTAGAAAGGGTTTAAGCGTATTAATTCCGTGGAGACCTCCGTATGGTTTACCTGATGCTAATGGAGTAGGTGCAGAAAAGAACGAAGTTCATTTGAAGGTGGCTAAGAGCAAGCCAAAAGGCGTATCGAAAAACGGAGTGTACAAATTATTCTTGGATGTTGAACGTTACCAGTATTATATGCTTGACTTCAAAGGTAATCGTGTTTATGCAAACCGAGGAACTACCTACAAGAAGGAATCACAACGTAAAATTGAGATACCAAAAGACGGACAAATAGAAACTACCTCAGAGAAACTTCGTAGACTTGCAAACAAAAACCCTTTTTAATATGGACTTATCACTTAAAATACTATGGGCTAAATCAACCGTATGGACGGTTAAAGAACGAATCAAGAACGTAAGAGAGAAACTCGAAAAGGACAAGCCTGATGCCAAAGACTACATCAACGGAGGTAAAGAAAGCGAGGCATATTTACTTGAGACAATTCAGGTGATTAACCTACTTGAAGACGAAATAACATCTCTAAACCGAGAGCTTAACCAACTTGCAAGAAGAAACGCTCAACTGCGAGTAGCCTATCAAGAATTACAAGAAGAAATCAAATACAAAGATGCCACGATGTAAGAACTGCAAGGAGAAGTTTGAACCTATCCGCTTCAATCATAAATACTGCCTGAAAGACGAGTGTGTCCGTGCTTTTGTAGCTGAGGCAAGAGAGAAGCAATGGAAGCAGACTAAAACACGAATGAAAGAAAACCTAAAAACCACCTCAGATTGGTTAAAAGAAGCCCAAGTAGTATTCAATAAGTATATAAGGGAACGTGATAAGAATAAGCCTTGTATCAGTTGCGGTTCAAAACTCGGAGATAAATTTGACGCAGGACATTTTTGGAGTTCAGGTGGACACAAAGCAGTTACATTCAACGAAGATAACGTACACGGACAATGCGTAGCCTGTAACCAATGGAAACACGGAAACCTAATCAACTATCGTGAGGGTCTCTTAAAACGCATAGGAGAGTCTAAATACGAGCAATTAAGCCAACTTGCTAACCAAACACGAAGATACTCATCAGAAGAACTAAAAGAACTAATCAAAACATACAAAAACAAGATAAAAGATGGAATACAATAGCGACTTCCGTTACGACCTTAAAATAGGTCAGGAGTATGAAACCCTACTAAGCGAGGTGATAGCTTCTACAATCGAAGTTAAACGTGATTTTAAGTGCTATGAGACAGGCAATCTATTTGTAGAATACGAAAGCAGAGGCAAGAAAAGCGGAATCAGCACAACTGAAGCTAAATGGTGGGTGTATTGGTTTAGTAAAACACGAAGTATTTTGATTGAAACAAAAGAATTAAAGCAGATGTGCAGAAAATACATAGGCACAAGTAGAGATATTTTAGGCGGAGATTCTAATACCAGTAAGGGAATCTTGCTACCGATGGAAGATTTATTAAAAAATATTTGAAAAAATATTGTAGATGTGAATATAATATCTATATTTGCATATAACAAAACCGCAACGCTATGAAAGTTACAGTAACACAAACCGAAGTTAGATACTACGAAATCACTAAAGAAGTAGAGATGACTGCTGCTGAATACAAAGAGTATTTGAAAACAGGTATCGCTCCTGTAGAATTAGTTAACGAGTTATGTTCAGCGACAGGTGATGACTGCTACACGGACACGGAGATATTAAATACAATCATCGAAAAAGCATAAATAAAACGGGGGGTGCGCATCCGTAACGCACGAAAACAAAAACGCTATGAAAAATTTATTTAAAAGTTTGGCAGCATTTCAGCAGGAAGTGCCAGTAATTCACAAAGCCACACAAGGCTATGGGTATTCTTACGCAGATTTACTCAAGATTTTTGAGGTAATCAATCCTATCCTAAAGAAACACGGACTCGGATTTACCCAACAACTTACAAACCAAGAAGGGCAAAACTGCCTAAAGACGGTTATCTTCCACGAGAGCGGTGAGTTTATGGAGTCGGTTTGTATGATTCCTTACGTTCAGCTCAAGGGTATGAATGACTATCAAGGATTTGGTTCAGGTGTGACGTACTACCGTCGTTATGCACTCAGCTCTGCACTTGGTTTAGTAACTGACAAAGACACGGACGCATCAGGTGAGCAAGTAAAGACGGAAAAGAAACTTCCTGCAATTGACCAAAAGCGTTTCAGCGCAGCAGTACAAGCCATCGCTAAAGGAGAATACACACGAGAGAAACTCGAAACATCCTTTGCATTAACTGAAGGTCAAATTGATATGTTAAACGCACTATGAAAGCTCTCAAGATTCGATGTTCTGCCATAGGGAAAATTATGGCAACACCACGCTCTAAAGGCGAATTACTAAGCCAAACGGCTAAAACTTACATACACGAACTTGTGTTAGAGGAGAAATACGGCATCCGTAAGGAGTTTTCAAGCCGTTACACAGACAAAGGCAATGCAGTTGAGGATTTATCTATCTCACTTGTAAACGATGTCTTAGACGTAAAATTCATCTACAAGAACGAAGAGTATTTCGAGAACGATTGGATAAAGGGAACACCTGACGTAAACACGGACGATGTATTGCTTGACGTGAAATCAAGTTGGGATGCTACAACGTTTCCGTTTTTTGATACCGAAATCCCTAACAAAGACTATTTCTATCAGCTACAGGGTTATATGTGGCTAACTGGTAAACAACAATCAATGCTTTGCTACTGCCTTGTAGATACACCTATCGAAATGGTAGAGGACGAAATCCGCAGAGCGCATTGGAAACTACACAAGATTGAAGAGGACTACGACTTGCGTGAGGAGATTCTACGCAAACACGAGTTCAGCCAAGTGCCTAAAAACCGCAGAGTAAAAGTATTCTATGTACAAAAAGACGAAGCAGTAATCGAAGCTATCAAAGAAAAAATAGAGCTTTGCCGTGAGTATTATAACGCCCTAATTCAATTCCTATGAATCAGAAAGTAGAAGACCCGATTGTCCTAAAAGTAATGAGCAAGTTTTATGACCGCTCACAAAGAGGAATTGAGAAGTATGGCACAATGTTAACACGGACTGATTTAGATGTCTTAGATTGGCTGAATCACGCTCAGGATGAAGCGATGGACTTCTGCCTGTATTTGGAGCGACTAAAAGACGAAGTAAAACAATTTAAACAAGGATAAGGGGTAAAAATTGCCACATATCTTAAAACGAAATGTAAACGAGAGATGCAACTGACGAGTTGAACGTAGACTGCCGTGCATTGGCTGCGGCTCTCATCGTAGGGAGATAGGTTAGCCTTCCGAGAAAAAAGGCTTTTTTAAACTAAACAACAAGAACAATGAAAATAGAAATCACCCACTACGGACACAAAGCCAGCTACGAGTTCGACCACGAGGATGTAGAGCTTGAGGACTTGATTTATCACATTGAGCAGTTGATTCGATTGACTGGCTATTCAATCAATGGAACATTAGAAATAGTAAACGAAGAACAATGAATTACGAAAACTACTACCGACTATTACACCTGTTAGCAGGAATAACTATTGGCTATTTAATTTTTACACTATGAAAAAACGAAACGAAGAACGAGAATACTACGCTGCATTAGGCACAATGATACTCATTACCGTAATCAGCATTACATTAATTATCGCATTTATCAGTAACATATAAACCCAACATAATGGAAAACAAAACAAACACAGGAGCAATCTTTAAAAACGACAAAAAGACGAGCGACAAACAACCTGACTATAAAGGAAAGGTAAATGTAAACGGTAAAGAAATGGAGGTAGCTTTATGGCTAAAAGAAGGTAAAGCTGGAAAGTTCTTCTCTGCATCATTTAGCGAACCATACGTTGCACCTGAACGTGCGCCAATC